CCTTCTTCCAGGAACCAGCGCATGGGCTTGTTCTCGTTGCCGGGCGCCGCACCCAGCGCGCGCACCATGGCGTCCAGGTCCGCCTGCTTGGCCTTGTCTTGGCGGTAGTCCACGATGCCCAGCGCAGGGTTCTTGGCAACGTCGTCCAGGAAGCCGCTGATGGTGCTGTTCCAGGCCTGCTGCGCCGACTGGGCCTGCATCTCGGCCGACATCGTGGCCCGCGTCTTCATGTCGCGCAGCGTGTCGCGCTGGTCCTGCAGGCGGTCCAGCTCCGCGTCCAGCTCGGCCTGCTCCAGCTCACCCTCGTTGAACTTGGCGCGCGCGGCTGCCACGGCATCCCTGTTGGCCTTCACCTGGGCGTCGTAGTCGGCGGGCAGCTCTGCACGGTACCCGCCGGCCTGCTGGGCAGCCTGCGGATTCGGAGCGGGCGCGTCCGTCGGCTGCGTGGCATCAGTGGGTTCTGCGGGTGCAGCAGCAGGGACGGCTGCAGGCGCTGCAGCGGGCGCAGCGGTGGTGTCAGTGGCTTCGGTGGCCGTGCTGGGCTCGGGCTTGTCCTTGCCCGCGTCGGCGCCCTCCTCCTCCTCTTCCGCATCGAGGGGGCCGCGCCCCAGGGCAGCCAGCGCTGCTGCGTTGTCTTCCTCGGGGTCGTAGTCGTTGTCGTCGGCTTCCATGGCCTCGCGCTCGGCGTCGGACAGGAGGCGCAGGTGGTCGTCGTTCAAGCTCATGTGTGCGTCCTTTCGTGGTTTGGATCACGGCAGGGTGGCAGGCTTGGTACGGACGGGGACACACAAGCAGAAAGGGGCCCAGCGAGTTCGCGGCGACATGATCGCCCTCGCGGAGCCCCTGACATTCGTTGCAGTAGCAGGCTCTACTGCACACCTTTTTCAGGTGCTACTTGGTCACTACAGCGGCAACACCGACAGCAGGTACTGAAAGATGTGGGTCGGCAAAGTGCACTGGTTGACGGGCTCAATCAGGACATTGCTCCACTGTACGCACCATTCGTGCAATGCGGAAATGGATTCGAAAAACGCTAACAACAATTTCGACATGAAGTTTCTCCAGGTTGTTGGAGAACGCGCCGAAAGTTTCGAGAGAAAAACGGCGTTATTTACGCCGTAAATATCTGCTGCTAAACTTTCCTTGCGTTCAGGCTGCTACTGAAATCGCAAACCCCCGGAAGTGCGTCCAACACTTCCGGACACAAGGCCTCCTCACGGGGGCTTTGTTGTTTGCTCTCAGTGCCTCAACTATATGGGAATCCAGCGTTTTCGTGCGAGGCCAGAGCCCTCAAAAGCAGCTCGCTGTAACACCCAGATCGAAAAAGTCCAGCAGCCGTGCGGCTTATTTGATTTCCATTTTTTTTTCGAAACCCACAGAAAAGCCGAACAAGACCATTTCATCATAGTGGTCAATTGTTTCTAATGTCCCACATAAGCGGCATTACAGAATCGGGGCAGCAATCACTGGCCAGGCAGCGCGACAGGTTTCTGCATCAACTGCGTGCCCATCAGCTCGTTTTGCCAGTTCCGTGTATCGCTCGCTGCACTGTCCGAGTAACTGGTTGAGGGTGTTGCTGTACTCAATGAGGGCGGAGGGGGAAGCATCAGCAAGTCGCCGCTCGGCATTGGACAGTTGCCTGCGCAGGCTGTCACGCTCACGGCCAGCCCGAGCAGCATCAGCTTGGAGAGAGTTTTGCTTCTTGATTGCAGCATTCAGCGCTTCCTGGTTCTTTGTGTTGATGGACTGTTCTGCCTGGCGCAAGCGGGCGTCTGCCGCGCGCTGGGCTGTGCTGACAGCCAGCTTTTCGCCCACGGCTGCGGCGCGGGCCTCGGCCAGGTCGGCGCCCAGGCGTGCGCCCTGGTAGTTCCAAGCGAGGAACGCGGCGAGACCTGCGGCGGCCAGATGGGTGGTAGCACGGGTGCTCACGGCTGGGCCTCCAGGCACAGCGCCCGCTCAGCTTGGCGCCGGTTCTGCAGCCCCTGCACGAACACCCCGCCCGCATAGGACCAGTTCGGACGGCCATCCGGCGTGCGCGCGATCAGGTCGCAGCCAGCCCGCAGATTGCCCGCATTGATCTGGCGCACGGCCTGCGATCCGCAGGCGCCTTCCTTGCCCACATTGACCGCGAAGATGGTCAGTCCAATCAGGCGCCGCGCCGTCAGGTAGTCCCAGTTCAAGCAGCCCAGCACGGCATAGCCATATTCGAGGAGGGTGGTCTTGTTGATGGCCTGGCACTGGTCGCTGGTCAGCCGGGTGCCCACCACTGCCGCGGGGTCTGTGCGGCCAGCGCAGTAGGTGGGCAGGCCGCCGGCCAGGTGATCGGCATAGACCTGCAGCACGTTGCCTTCCCAGCGCTCCAGGGTCTGGAAGGCCAGCGGGCTGGTGAGCGCGGCAACCAGCACTGCGGGGATGGCTCCCTTGCGCAGCAGCGCGTCGGGCATTCGGACCTCGCTCACGACCGCACCTCGCATGCTGCGGCCAGCTCCTGCGCCTGGCGCGCCCGGCGGTCCTCGCGCTCATTGCTCCAGCGCCACAGCAGGTAGATGACCTGCAGCACCACGTAGAGGATGGTCAGGGCCGTGGCCGTGTGGGTCATGGTCCAGCCGTTGGCGACGTTGGTGGCCACCACGGTGACCGGCGGCGCGGCCTTGGCGCCCTCCACAGCCGCCGTGCGCACGATGGTTTCTCGATCCATATCAGTCCTTGTTGTCGAATTGGTTCAGCCGGCCCGACATGGCGTCGAGCGTTTGGCGGCTCTGGGCTTGGATCTGGGCCACGCGCTCGCGCGAGTCGGCCTCGATGTGCGCCACCTGCAGGCGCACGTCCTGGTCACCCTTGATCTGCAGCGTCTTGTTGGCCAGGTCAGCCTGGGTCTTGGCCAGCTTGCGGCGCAGCTCGTCCAGCTCCAGGTCGGCATCGCGGCGCACGGTGGCGGCCACGCCTTCCATCTGCTGGGCCAGCGCAGGGTTGCCGCCGGCGGCGCGCAGCTGCTCGGCCTCGGCTTCCAGCTTCTCTGCGCGGGCGTTGATCTCCCGGACCTTGGCTTGCTGCTCGGCCAGCGCCTGGCGCGCGCTCTCCTGCTGCATCTGCAGGGCCTCGGCCTGGGCCTGCATCTGCTGCTGGACCTGCTGCTGCTCCTCTGGCGTGAGGGGCTTGTTGGGGTCGCGCTCGCCGGTGAGCTTGCGCAGTTCGTCGGCCACCAGGTCGTTGTTGGGCAGGTCCGAATACTCCATGGCCAGCGTCATGATGCGGATGGCCACCTCGGGCGGCAGGCGGCCCGCCAGCTGATTCAGGCTTTCGAACATGACCTGGCGCAGCGTGCCCGAATAGTCCTGCTCGGCCACCACGAAGTCGGCCATGCTGGCCGTGATGTCGTTCAGGTAGCGCACGCTCCCGTCTGGCTGGACCTCGGGCTGGTTGACCTTCACCCAGTCCAGCCGGCCCTTGTGGCCCGACAGGCGAATAACCTTCTCCTCGGTGTACCACTGCTCCAACAGGCTCAACAGCTTCTCGCCATGGATCTGCACGGCGAAGCGCAGGTTGTCGAAGGGCTGCGTGGTCACGACCGAGCCCTGCAGCTGGCGGGCCTCGATCGCGCGGCCGCTGACGGCGTTGGTGCGCCGGCCCAGGTTCTCGTCGCTGATGCCCGCGGACTTCTGGATGGCCTGGCCGTCCAGCGTCATCATCTGCACTTGCCCGGCGGCCATCTCGCTGTCGCGGTGGACCTCGAACTTCTTGCCGGCCTTGTAGATCACCACGCCGTCCGGCTGGTTGACCTCCTCGCGCGCCTCGTTGATGTCATCGAAGGCGCCCTTCTCCGCAAAGATCTGGTTCGTGGACAGCAGGAACAGCGCCTTGCTGGCCCGCTTGTTCAGGTCCATCTGCAGATCGCGCACGCGGCGCACCACGCCGTAGGGCATGCGGTCGCGGCCGCGGCGGTAGCACCAGATGGGCGTCAGGCTGAAACTGTTGTGGCGCATGGGCGTTGGGGCCAGGGCCAGCAGATGGCCCTCGGTGAAGACCGCGACGTGCATGCGCATGGCGACACGCTCCACGATGGAGCCGCCATGAGCGCCCACCACGGCGCGCAGCGCATGGTCCCAGGGCTCCACGAACGAGCCCTTGAAGGGGCCGCTGGTCACCACCTGAACAGACGCCGGCATGCGGAACTGGCATTCGATCAGGCGCACGCGGCGCCGCGCCTCGCTGTCGATGTTGCCGCGCCCGCCTGCCAGGTAGCTGCCGCTGGTGCCACTGACATGGCGCTCACTGGTATGGCCCTGGAAAAAGAATTCATCCTCGGCCCACTGCTGGGCGCTGAACTCCTCCTCGCGCAGCACAGCACGCTCCAGCACATCGCGGCGCTGCGGGTACATGGTGACAGCCACGTCCTCGTCCACCCAGCGCGTGCGGAACAGGTAGCGCGCATCGCTCAGGTCCGGCTCCATGGCCATCGAGTCCCAGAGCACATTGCGCCAGTCCTCGTACTTGTCGTAGATGATCTCCTTGGTGGGGTCGTTGCGCACGCCGGAGTCCACCCAGCCCACGCCCACCTTCACCGTGTCCTCGAAGGCGCGCGAGCGGTTGAACGTGGTGCGGTTCACGTCGCTGACGTACTTGAGCACCTTGGTCTTCACGTCGGCCAACTGCACGTCGTCCTCGGCGCGCGGCAGCACGCTCCAGTCCACGCGCGCGCGGCGCTCCGTGCCAATGAGCCAGTCGCACATCACGGCCACCTCGTTGAACACCAGGGGCACCTGGCCGCGCTCCTCCAGCACGGCCGCGTCGGCGGGGTCCCATTGATCGCCGTCGTAGTAGTCGGCGTCGATGGACATCTGCAGGCGGTTCTCGGCCTGGATCTCGCGCTCGCGGTAGTACCAGCTCAGGAGCTTGCGCAGGGTCTTGCGGGCCTCGGGCTGGTCCAGCGGGTGCGGCGACGCCTCCTCGTCAGCGTCGAACTCCAGCGGCATGTCGTTCAGGATGCGCTCGCCCACGCCCGCGCGACGGTTGAAGCGGGCCTCAAGCTGGGACATATTCGGCCCCCAGGTCCGGGATGGTCAGGGCCTCGGCCGCGATTTCCTTGCCATCGGACTTGACCACCAGCGTGCCGAACTCCTGGCCCGCGCGCTGCCATGTGGGCTCGCTGGGCATGCTCACCAGGTCGGGCAGGCCCTCGTTGACGATGGTGGCTACGCGCACCCAGTTCGGCCGGTTGGGCTCGATGCCCAGCACCTCGCAGGCCTTGACGCAGGCGCGGGCCAGGTAGGCGGGGTCATCGTAGAGATAGGCCGCGCTCTCCATCACCACGTACCAGGGTGATTTCGGGCGGTAGGCCGGGATCAGGACCAGCGCGCGTTCGGCGTTGATCCAGGTGTAGACGGCCAGCAAGTCCCCATGCTGGCGGTGAAGGTGCGCTTTGCGCAGGTCGATACATGCAGGCATGCCCGCGAAAGTGGCAGGCTTGGTACGGGATCAGCGTGCCATGCCGCCCGCGCGTCGCCTGAGAGGCACAGCGCCCGCAGTGTCGTTGTCCATCAGCGGCAGGGCCATGTTGATGTAGCGCCACACGTCTGCGCCGTGGCTGGCGTCATCGTGCAGCGGTGGCCCCGGCTCGCCCGTGCGCGGGTCGATCTGGCGCTTGTACCGGCTCAGGCAGTCCAACAGCTTGGCGCAGCGCTGGGCATCGATGTAGGCCGAGGAGAAGATGCCGCGCGCCAGGCGGATGCCCGACTCCAGGCCCGCGCGCTCCAGCACCTCCACCTCGCGGCCCATGTCCTCCAGGATCTGCTGGGCCGTCTGCCCGGTCTTGAAGTCGCCGTGGGCGCCGTCGTGCGGCAGGAAGTCCGTGCCCCAGCGATAGGACAGCTTTTCCATCTGCTCCACGTACCATTCCAGCGTCTTCTGGTTGTCCTGCATGAAGTTGATGACGCGGAAATCCATGGCCGTGCGCTGCACGAAGGCGATGGCCATGTTGTCGGCCCAGCCCAGGTCCCAGACCGTATGCACGGGCAGCTTGGGGTTGTAGGGCACCAGGCACACGCGGTCGTCGTTGTACAGGCGCTCCACCTCCTTCGCGTAGATTGCGCCGGCCAGCGTGCGCTTCGGGCGACCCTCCCAGACGTTCCAGTAGGTGTCGGGATCGCGCTTGAAGTGCCGGCGGCGCTCCTTCTCCAGCACCTCGGGGAACCATGGGTTGTCCCGCCAGTTGATTTCGCACAGCCAGGTGTCGCTGTCGGCCGCCTCGATGAACCGGGCATAGGTGGCGTCCGTGGCCAGGTCCGGATTGAGCGTGAGCCAGATTTCCGAGCCGGGCCGGCGGATGGTCGGCACCAGCACCTCCCAGCTGCGCGCGCTGACGCTCTGGGCCTCTTCCACCCACACGATGTCGATAGCCTCATAGGACTTGATGGAGTCCACCGTATGGCTCTGCAGGCCTGCGAACAGGATGAGCGTGCCGTTGGCGCCGCGAATCTCCGTGTCCAGCACCTCGTAGAAGCCGCCCAGGCCCAGGGCCGCAATCTGGTCGGACAGCAGGCGGTGCACCGAGTCGCGCATGGACTTCTGGATCTCGCGCGCGCACAGGATGCGAAGCGGCCGGTTGCTGCCCATCACCAGCAGGGCCATGGCCACAGACCAGGACTTGGCCCCACCGCGCCCGCCGTACATGACCTTGAAGCGCTTGGGCTGCCACAGGCCGCGCAGCTTGGCGGGGAACTCGACCCGAACGCGCGCCCGGTCTACCTCGTAGTCCTCGGCAAAGTCCGGCTCCAGGTCCTCGCCGGCCAGGGCCGCGTCCAGGGACAGCACTAGGGCCGTGGGCCGTGTGCTGGGTGGCGGCAGCTTCATGCGCCCTCCCCGTCACGGGGATCGTTCTCGCGCGCTGGCGCATCCACGAAGTGCAGCTCGAAGTGGCCCACGCCGCTCCCGCCGCCCTGCTGCTCGTTGTCGCGCTTGTAGAGCCCGTGGTAACGCATCAACTTCTCAACCACATCCAACTGGCTGTGCACCTGGATCTCCAGCCCGTACTTGCCTTCCTTGGCACCCGCGAACAGTGCCAGGGCTCCCCGGCTCATCCTGCGCGTGTCCTTGAGGACGGCTCTCGGCTGCCCAGCACCAAAGCATTCCGGGCATTCATCCACGGGCGCCTTGTTCGCGTCGTAGCCCACGCCGCCAAGCTCCGGGAAGTCCCCAGGCGCCTTCTTGGCGTCGAGCCACTTCTCGTGCTTGGCGTTGTATTCCGCCAGCGTGTACTGGTACTCATGCCCCACGCCGTAGCAGTGCCGGCAGCAGGCGACGTAGACCTCCACCAGCTCGCGGGGATCGGCCATCAGCATGTCGTTCAGCCGGCGCACCACGTCCTCGGCCTTCACCTCGGCACGCTCCACCACCGCCTGGCTGAACTCCTTCACATACGCCTGCACCTTTGCATCTCTCAACAGACGCGCACCCTGCGAAGCCGCCGTAGCAGCGCTGTAGCCTGCAGCGATGGCCGCCTGCGTGGCGTTGAAGGCCAGAGCCACATACTCCCGTGCAAAGGCCCTGTGCCGGTCCTCCGTGGTGATGTGCTGTTTCTTCGGTGCCGCACCATCCTTGGCCTTGGTGGTCTTCGCGGTCTTGCGGGCTGGTTGCTTATTCATGCTCAAAACGGTGGCAGGCTTGGGACGCCCTTGTCCAACTCGCTATGAGAAAAAGCCGACTATTTGGATTCGGATGATGCTTTTGGAGATATTAGAGCCAACCAGCCTTCTATTGCATTTTTTCTGATCTGCAGCCTACTCTCCATAGAACTAGCAACCAGCATTCCTTTAATAGATCCATCCCATAAGAACTGCGACTCCCACCCCATCCATTCCCTATCGAACTTCTTCCACTTTACCTGCATTTCACAAAAACTTGCTCTATCCCCTGTCTCCTTAGCCACCGTCAATGCTCTCCAAAGAGTCGATACGAGTGAAGCTCTAACACCATCGCAACTTTTCCAAGCCGCGCAATTCCTCTCATATTGCGTAAGAGGCTCATCTTTCCATATTGTGGCCCATAAAATTGCATCAAGCGCCTGGACCATTAATGCACAGGAATCAATAGCACCCTTCGCGTCCTCAAACGACAACTGAAATCCCGAAGCAGTTTCATGCGCAAGAATATGTCTATCTTTAAATGCACGAGATAGCCCGGCAAATAGATCTTTTACAGAAGGCACTAGTAATTTTTGATCCTCAACCTCATTCC